AAAGATAATACAGTCTTCAACTTCTCCATGATGTTTTTTAAGATCATATAAATATTCTCTTTTAATTTGTGCATAAGTCGGTGGTATGTTTACATTTAAATAAGCCATAGATCATTTTATTGTACCCCAATTTGGTCCAGATTCATAGTCTACTTTATTAGGAACTTCCAAATTAACTGCGTGCTCCATAATGTCTTTTATTTTGTTAGCATGTTCTGGTGATTCAATAGATATATCTAGTTCATCATGCACTTGTATGTGTGGTATGATTCCTTCTTTATATAGTTCAATCATAGCCTTCTTTGTCATATCTGCCGCAGATCCTTGAATCAATTTATTTAAAGCTTTGTACGTGTACGCTCTTCTAATCCCTGGTCCATGTTCCAAGAGTGCTGCATCATGTGGTAATGCTTTATGCATCCCAAACATATTAGGCTCCCATAGATGAAACCTACATAGTCTTCCAAGTAATGTTCTTATCTGACCACGTTGTTGAGCCCGTTGCATTACATTATCCATCAACTGTTTTACAAAGGGTACTCGATCATGATACTGTTTAAACAAACCATCAGATGTTTCTTTATCAACACCAAGTTCAGCCTGTAGTTTATTTTTACCCATACCATAGAACAATCCTAGGTTAATCGTTTTAGCTTGAGATCTTGGTATGTTAGCCATATCAGCAACGATTGTATGGAAGTCTGTATCAGGATCATTGTTATAAGAATCTAATACATCTTCTACGCCATATAAATTTTGTAACGCTGCATAGTGTACAACTAAACGTGGTTCTTGTTGTGAGTAATCAAATACACCCCACGTATGTTTATCCTCTGGTATAAATAAAGATCTAATCATAGGACCTAATTCTTTATTTCTAGCTGGGATTTGTTGGAGGTTCGGATTACTGTAAGAAAAACGTCCAGTAACCGTCCCTCCATTGTCGCCACGTAACTGATTTATTTCAGCGTGAATTCTACCTTTATGTGAATGTTTTATTATGGTATCTATAAAGGTTGTGTGAGCTTTGTTTATTTCTCTAGCTCTTGCAATCTTTTGTACAATTGGGTGCGGATGATTTTGTAAAAAATTTTTAGTAAAAGAAGGGGCCTGTGTTTTCTCAGTTCTATCATATGGTAATTTTAATTTTTCAAAAACTTGTGCAATGGATCTTGCTGCCCATATTTGAGTATCTATTCCTGTTTCTTTTTTCACTGCTAATAATGCTAACTGCTCTTCTCCAAGTAATTTTTTCTTCAGTGTATGAGCTGCTTCGACATCTACACGAACTCCTAAAAATCTCATATCGACGAGGCAAGGAAATAATTCAGTCTCTAAATCAAATATAGATTCAACATCTTGATTATTTATTTCTGATTTTAAATACTGCCATAACTGTAGTGTAATTGATGCATCTTTTTCTGCGTATTGACCTACATACATTGCAGGTAGTTTATACATCTCACCTTTTGGATCGATACCCCATTCTTTTGCAGCAGCATATAAAGCAGATTCATCTTTAGATTGTCCTGTATATCTTCTTGCGCAAGTATTAAGATCATAACGTAATTGATTTTCATCACACAAAGCTGCAGCAATCATAGTATCTATTATCTTTCCTTGTATATTTAGACCCATAGATCTGATCCAACATACATCGTACATTGCATTATGAAATACTTTATCTGCTTTTGTATTTAAAACATCTTGAAACCATTTAAGCACCATGGTTTTATCCATGTTGCCACCACCTCCATGAGCAATAGGATAATATCCACACCATCCTTCTACAGCAACGGCAATACCAACTACTTCACCTTTGTTGGTTACGGATCCAGATCCCATCTTGGTTAGTTCAGGATCTTTTGTTTCTAAGTCGATTGCGATCTCATCATGTTTGGATAGATCAGGAAACTCTACTGGCGGTAGCCATTCTGTTTGTGGTTTAAATATTATTTTTTGCATATTTTTTCCTTGGTTCTTCTAAGTGTTTTTCTTTAATTAATTTATTTAATTTTTCTTTGTTACTAAATGCATACAAAGCTGCATGGTAATCATTAGGATATATCTCCCAGGTAATTTCTTCGGTTCCTTCTAACGCAGGATATATCTCCAAACGAAACTCATGTTTTGATACTTTTATGTCTTTCTTAATTGTATTTGTCATTTTTTATCCTTTTGCATGTCTTTCATTTTTAAAAGTTCTAATTGGCAATAATGTATTATCTTTTTAATATCCTCAACTCCTCCTTTTCTCTGATATCTGCAAACGTATTTGATAACGTTTCCTTGAAAGAACGAAAGATTGTTCTTTGAAATAAATTCATAGGGTTGAATTGGAAACTTAGTGTAGTGATTCCCGCCAACCTGAGTGTACTGAGGAAAAGCCTCATCTAGTATATCTTTATGTGTCATATGACATCCTCCATTGGGTAACATTTATTATCATTCTTAGGTCTTATAATATGTAAATGTTCTTTTGTTCTTGTTGCACCTACATAAAATAATCTTGATTCATCATCTTGATTTCTATCGTATGATTTTTTAGTATTGTTTGTGAGATCTGTTAACATTATAACATTGTCTTCTTCACCACCTTTTGCACTATGTATGGTAGATAGTTTGATCCGTGGTTCTTGATTCAACATCTCTCCATTACGCTTCATACGTCTGATGTAATTAATTCTTTTTTGACCTGCTTGATCAAATGCTTCAAACCATGTTTCCTTGGTTCGTAGTCCATAGTCCTTTTGTAATTGATCTAAACCATATGCACTATTCTTCACCATAGATTTTAATTTATCCTTGTTCCATTTTTCTTTGCTTATGTATTTTGAAATGTTTTCTATCTGTTTTGAGTCAAGCATCTGACCTTGAAGCATGTGTTCCCAATCTAAAGCTGCTTGTTGAATATCTTTTTCATAAGACTTTTTAAATCTGTTTTCATAATAGTGACCTTTATCTCTTAGTGTATCTTCTAGTGGATCTAACATAGATCTTGTTCTACTTAGCACTAACCATTTACCTGATGACATATCTACATCTTCAAAATTATCATAAGCCGATAATCTTCCTTCATGTTTCTTTGGTTCCCAGTTCTTTTCAATTCTATTATCAACTCTTCCAATAATAGAGTTAGCTAGTTCATGTATTCTTTTTGGAACTCTTCTAGATTTCGTAAGTGGTAGTGGGTTTCCTTCTTGTGCAATGAATGAATCAACATCTGCACCAGCCCATCTAAATATTGCTTGATCATCATCTCCTGCAACAAAAGAATCAACGGTCTTATCCCAAATATTTTTAACCATATCCCACTGCATTAAAGATAAATCTTGAGCTTCATCGATAAATACTACATCAAAGTTTGGTGACTTGTCTGATTTGACAAAATTTAATATCATATCATTGTAGTCAATTAGATTGTGTTCTTTCTTATATCTTTTTAATTCTTCTGCTAAATGAACTAGTGTTCCGTATTCAACATCTTGGTTATGTTCTTTTAAATTATATTGTCTATCAATGCTTATGTTTCTAAGTTTTGCTAAATGTATGATTCTTAAATAGTCTGATTTGGTTGTGAACAATCCTGTCTCTTCTTCATCATAATCATTATAATCTAAAAATAAATTTTCTTTTCTACCAAGATCTTCGTAATGTCTCTTCTGCATTACTTGATTTTTCTTAACACCAAGTTGTCTAAAAGCCAAAGAGTGTAGAGTTCTAAAGTATGGTAGGTCATCCTCTTCTAAATTAAATTGTTTCATTGCTCTATCTCTAGCTTCATTTGCAGCTTTCTTTGTAAAAGCAAAATAACCAATACGATCTGGATTAGTTGTCTTTAAATATTCATCAACCTTTTCTAATAAAGTATGTGTCTTACCTGTTCCTGGTGGTCCTAATACTATTGTCTTCATTAATAAGGATCCTTTTCTTTTAGAGTTCTAGCTGTGTGAGTCTTCTCTGGTTTTTCAAATGCATCAACCACCATAATACTTGGTCTTTTCTTACCAATAACAATCCTATCATCACTGCAGTTACAGTATTCTTTTAACATCTGTTGTGTGACTTGTGGTTTTTCTGGCCATTTCTTTCTTTGTAAATGACCGTGATAAAATTTGTGAAATATAAATTTGTGTTTACCTTCTTCTGTATAAACGTTACCATTCAATATATCTTTCTTTGTAGTCTCTGCTGCAGTTCTATTTGTACAAAACTCTTCTAGATGTTCTTTTAATTGATCTACAATAGAGGATCCTTCTGGTGCTTTTATTATTTCTACACCTTGTAGTAGTTGATCAATATATGATTCAAACTCTTTTACAGTTACTCTCTTTGGTTTCTTGTTTATTTGTTTTGCAACAGTTCTTCTAAACAATCTTTGTTCCATCAGATAATCTATATTATCTAGTTTGACTCTATCTCCATCTACGTTTACCCAGTAATATGGTTCATCTAATTCTACTTTTTGTAAATCAGATAGTATTGGAAACACTGCATCTCCACCAATACCAAACTTTCTAGTTCTACATAAATTCTTATCACAATGATTACACATTGGATCTTCGTTACATTTAAAACCTAAATCTTTTCCATCATTAAATTTTATTTTACCTTGAACTATCTTATCATCCAAAGGTCCTTCAGGATGTTTCTCAAAGTATTTATAATTAAAAGCATTTATTTTTGATTGCCAACTTTCTGGCCATTTTCTTTTTGCATACTGTATGTATTGATAAAGTATTCTATCTCTACCGTCTGTTATTTCTGATTGCACAATAGATTCTATACAAGGTGGGCCATCACTAAATTCTGATTGTGGTCTTTTGATAGTTAATTTTTCTAATTGATCTGGTGTAAGTTTATATAAATCATACAACAAATAAAAACGTTCCAGATTAACAGCTTCTCCGTTTTCATTAAAGCAATATCTTGTTGTTTTATCACCATTAAAGTATGGTAAATTTAGAAAATTTCCTGTATCATCTTTGGATTTTAATTCTATTTGTTTTGGAAATACTTCTGATCCACCATAACCTAACACTGCACTAACAGAAATTAATTTATCTCTCATTAGTTTTGCTTCAACAGGAACTGTTGTAAAACAAAATACATGTGCACCACCAGATTTAGATCTGAATACTACTAGTGGTAAGTCTAAACTTTTTATTTTATCAATTAATTTTTTGTGATCAAAACCTGCATAAGAATCAATATCAATACATCCCCATTTACATGTATTGTTTTCATTGATCGGTATGATACCTAAACTAGGTTCAACACCATCTAAATGTTTTTGCCACATTTCATCTGTGACCATACCTCTTTGAACAAAAGATTTACCTTTTATCTTTTGACCGTCGGCACCTTTCTTATCAACGTAGGTTACACCATACGCTCTTTCTAAACCTGAAAATATCTTTTTAAAATCTTCCATAACAATTTTTAATGGGCGATCCCAGTCTCCCTTCGCCGCCCACTACCTAGGATTTTATTTAGTATGGTGATTTCTCTGTTTGTTCAGCTTCTCCTTCGTGCTTAACTTTGATCTCACCTTTGCTAATTCTAGCTGCAAAATCTTTAGCTACGCCGTAAGAAGTCTGATCTGTAACAGGGCCAGTCTTAGTGATGTCCCAACCAAACCATGATCCTTTGTCATTAGTCATTTGTACTGACTTTAACTTGTAAACATGGCTGAATGTTGGTGGGGTAAACAAACCATTTTTACCCTGCATCTTAATTGACATCATCATAGAATTCCAAGTTCTACTGACTTTCAACTGAGTTCTAGTCATAGATATCATACCAGTAGATGGCACATTACCTTGAACTACAACGAAGTGACTCGCTGTATTTTCTAGATAGTTACCATTTGGTAATACATCCCTATTCATCTGATCTCGTTTTGTAGTCATTACAATAGGATCATCTACTGCATGAATACTTACAAGACCCCCACCTAGTTCTCTTGGTTTCCATTGAAGGTACTCTCTCTTGTAGAAACAAGGTAGAACTTCTAGTCCTTTGTCACCATCAAATAATTCTTTAGTGACAGAGTTAAGTATCATACCAGGTTCTGCACCTTCAACATACTTACCAGCATCTCTCTTATTTACTTCTGGAGATAACTGTCCCAAAACCTTTAGAAAAGGTAAAGCAAGATCTTCTTGCTCTATATTTTGAGAACCAATGTTTGCATCAGCTTCAAATATATTAGAAGCCAAAGCACCTGTTTCTTTTTTCGTTATGTTTGTTTCATTTTTCATATTTATTTTTTCCTTTTGATTGTAGTTTTATTTCCAACGAATACGCTGAAAATTTCCGTTGGCATTTCTTTACCTGCCTCAATACGTTCACGGACTAACGCTTTCAGAGTCATGGGTTCAACCTTTAATTTCTGCGCAGGTTGAAGCCCCTGACCCTTCGCAAGTTCAGCATATTCTGCTGCCTTGTTGTCTTCTCCACGTCCAAAAGATACTACCACCTCGTTCTTGATAATATCTCCTAAACCATTTTGTCGAAGCCAGTTAAAAGCCGCTTCTTTATTTGCTTGTGTAATCGTAGCATTATAGAACGGCTTGACGTCTATCTGAGATCCATCCATAAGTTTGAGTTGGGACAACCCCATCTCAGACATCATTGTTGGAATTACTTCTCCAGATACAACATCTAAATCTTTTTTCTTTTGTTTTAGTTTATCTTCAATATCAGATATCTCCTGTACTAAAGATTCCATTTTTTGGACTTCATTAGATAGTGATTTTATATTTTCACTTTTATCTAATATGTCTGTTTTGTCCTGTTCAAAGTTAATCATCTATTTCTCCTTTCTCGTATAGATTAATTTCAATAGGATAATATTTTCTTTCTTGTTTATCCCACTTTAAAACATTGTATTTACCATGTGTGATATCAGATACAATTGAACATGCAACACCTATTATTGCAGGATCGCCTGTAAGTAGTAAATAATCTTTCTTAGTATAATTTTTTAAACCTTGTCTCAATTTATAAATAAGTGGACCAGGAGAAAAAATCATTTGAGAAAATTCTGGAAGTAAAAATTTAAACTTACCATAACCAGCTGCACCCATAATATTTATTTTAGGATTGCC